ACAAACTACGGGGCTGTGTACACATTCACCAATGCGCAGATCACCAATCCACGCGGCTTTGCAGCGTCGGTGAAGGTTGGAGTCGGAAATTACTTCCGCATTCAATTCATTGCGGGCACGACGACTGGCGGCAATGGCGTAACCGTCCGCTTCCGTAACTGATATGGCGCTTCGCGGGCTAACAGTCGGCTCTGATTCGACCTTGCGCTATGACGGCGCGAGGTTTCGGAACATCGGGCTGAATTACGGGTTGGGTATCTGCCCGCTGTATTCGTACTCTGCGCCTTCGACCTGTCCGTACACCACGGGCGCGGATCAGGATTGGGCGTCATGGTGGACTGCTGGAGTCCTGGCCGGTAAGACGGTTGCAGCGGCAACAGCGGGGGACCGTGAGGCGCATTACCTCAAGATTGATGCCTTCATTGCGAAGTGCAGAGCGCGTGGAATTGGCGTAATCCTGAACTTGTTTTTCAAGCACACAACGCCTTCGGACCTTTGCGGACAGGCGGTGCGTGCTGGATGGCTGGTGCCGGGGTCGGCGACCCGCAATTTCGTGCAGGCGGTGACGCAGGAGGTTGTTACTCGCTACCTGTCCGAGGAAGTAGTGTTCGGTTACGAGTGGTCGAACGAGGTCAACCATCGGAACGACGCCAGCGACGCCACTCGCGGCAGTTGGCCAGTGGTCAGCGCGCCATACGGGACGATGGCGTCATACAACGCTGCAAACGACATCTTCAACGGTGCAGAAATGGCGTCTGTTTTGTCGTGGTGGTATGGCGTGGTATCTGCCATCGACTCAAGCCGGATTGTTCTCACTGGCAATGGCCCCAACAGCTACAGCCAGCCCGGAGGAACTGCGGGCATCAGCACCCCGCTGAGGCCGTGGCATGAAGAACAAGTGCGCGACAACCCGACGAACTGCGGATCTATTCATTGGTACGGGAATGTCGGCTACGGCTCCAACGGGTTCAAGGGCCTGAATGGCGTGCTGACAGGTGTACGCCACTGGCAAAAGACCAGCGGGCGCGGCTTTGTCCTTGGCGAGTTCGGCAATCAGCCGTGGCAGATCACGAACATCAGCACATCGGGCGGCGTTGTCACGTTCACAGTTGCAAGCCAGTTTCCAGCAGACGCTGGCGACCGCATTGGAGTCTGCGGAACGGGAACGGTGCTGGATGGGCAGTGGCTGACGGTATCCACAATCAACGCAGGCCGAACATCGGTAACTGCGCCTTATGCGGGCAGCGTCACATGGTCGGGCAGCGTCAATGGGTTGAAGCCAATCGACGGAACGAAGCTGGCCCGCATGTGCAATGACATCATCAACTCAGGTGTTGATGTTGCGCTGTGGTGGATGATCGACAACGATTCGGCGCGGCCAGTCGGGGAGTCTGTGCACGATGCTGGAAATGAAGAACTACGTGTCGCCATCCTTGCCGCTAACACGGCGCTTGGCTGGTAATCCCATCCCCTGCCGGTCGGGCTTGAAAACTGATTCACGGCTAATCACCTAGCCATTTAGCGACCGTCGAGAGACGCCGCAATCCTCCCTGGTGACTTGAGGGAGGCATTTAGACCAAAGGAACCGCAATGCCGGACACGCAGGACTCTGCACCCGAAGCAGGAGCGATTGACGACCTCGCCAAATTCTTAGCCGACAACCCCGGATCGGACGACGATGAAGGCCCAACCGCAGACGAATCCACCCTCGACGAGGACAAGGACGAAGATGCAAACGCTCAACCGGAAGAATCGGACGAGGAAGGCGACGAGCCCGACGAACCCGAGGAAGAACCCGAAGAAACGCCGAAACCTGAGCGCAAGATTCCCGTCACGATCAAGGGTGAGGACGGCTCGGACCAGACCATAGAGGTTGCCGAGGAAGAACTGATTAAGGGCTACACCCGCCAAGCTGATTACACGCGCAAGACGCAGGAATTGGCCGACCGCGAGAACAAAGCCTTCCAGTTCATAACCAGCAAACACGAAGAAATCCGCAACACCTATCTGATGCAGGCCGAAGCAGCGCGGGCGGCAGTTGTTCAGGTTGCGGGTATCAAGTCGGCGCAGGAAATGGCACAACTTGCCCATTACGACCCGGCAGCGTGGGTGCAGGAAAACCAGCGTATCCAGCAAGTGAGCGGGATCGTCAGTCAGCTAGATCAACAGATCGCAGCCGAACGCGAACGCAGCCAGAAAGAGGCAGCGGAGAACCGCCAGAAGTCCATGAAGGCGATGTACGACCGGGCCTGGTCGGAGTTGTCGAAGGACAAGATCGACAAGGATGCGCTCAAGAAGATTTATGACGGTGTATCGGAGAGCTACGGATTCAAGCAAGAGGAATTGGCCGAGGTCTACGACCCGCGCCTAGTCCGCGTGTTCCGTGACGCTGCGGAGCTTAAAGCCATCAAGGCTAGGGCCGCGCAAGCGACGAAGAAGGCGACCGACGCACCACGCCTGCCGCAAAAGCAGGCGACTCCCCGCCAAGAACGCCAGACCAAGCAACTGAACGAACGCTTCCGCAGTGGACGGGCGAAGTTGACTGACCTGGCAGCTTACCTATCTTGATTTTGAAAGGGGTCTAACGTGACTCTCCCAACCAATGTGTACACGCGGTACACCGCCGCTACCAACGTCCGCGAGGACTTGATCGAAAAGATCACCATGACGAACCCGGAGGATACGCCTGTCGTTTCCTCGTTCGGCACCGCCACGGCAGATCAGAACTACCACGAATGGCAGCGCGATTCCTTGCGCACGCCCAACAAGGACAATGCTGCCCTTGACGGCGACGACGCCACCGGCACCGCCAAGACGCCGCCTGTCCGCGTTGCGAACTACTGCCAGATTTTCCAAGACACGATCGTTACCTCTGGTCGCGCCGAGGTAGTCAAAAAGGCTGGCATGAAGTCGGCAATGGCCTATCACAAGGCCAAGGCATTCAAGGAACTGCAGCGCGACATGGAGGCGGCTTTGCTGTCCAACAACCCTGCTGTCGCTGGCTCTGCTGGTGTTGCCCCGAAAACGGGCGGCCTGGGCGTGCTGATCTATACCAACGTGTCGCACGGCGGCGCTGGTGCAACGGCGGCTCACACCTCCGGCGCTCCGACGACTGCCGTCACCGCTGGCACGAACCGCACGTTCACGGAAACGATCTTCAAGGCGTCGCTGCAGGCTGCATATACCTCCACCGGTAAGGTTCCGATGGATGTGTATATGTCGCCTAGCCACAAGGAGACGTTTGCTACGTTCACCGGCATTGCCGCGAACCGCGTGAACATCGCCAAGGGCAAGCAGGGGACCATCGTCGGCGGTGCGGACATTTACATGTCCAACTACGGCGAACTGTCGATCCACCCGCACTACATCATGGCCGGTTCGTCCGATGTGTACGGCCTGAATGGCGAGTATGGCGACGTTGCGTATCTGCGCGGCTTCCGCACCAAGAAGCTCGGCCCAACGGGTGACAGCGAGAAAGAGCAAGTCTTGGCTGATGCAACGTTCCGCCTGACCAGCGAAACCGCGCAATTTAAGATTGCCAACCTGACCCCGTAAACGAGGGGTTTCCAACCAAGGGCCAGCCTAATCCGCTGGCCCTTTTTCATTGGGGCTTTGAAATGAATAGTGTGACTGACTCATTCACGATTGACGATGGATACAACAAGGTCGGGACGTTCCGAAAAATCCACGTTGAGGGCGGGACAGTCGTTGAAGAAAAGATTTACGACGCGCAGCCGCACCTTGAGTACGCGGCGCGTTTGCGGGAGGCGACAGAGGGCCAGCGATGGGGCGATGGAAAGATCGTCGGCCACATTCCGCCCGCTGAATATGCGCGCTTTCTTCTGATGAAAGACCCGCAAGAGAAGCAAAAGGCCATCCGCGCATGGCTCAAGGAAAACACGAAGTTCGTGACCTTTGATCGCTACCTGAAATGAACTACAGCAGCCTAAAGACGGACGTTGCGGGCTATCTGAACCGCACCGACCTTGCGCCATATGTGCCGAGCTTCATCGAGCGCGCAGAGGCGTTTCTGACGCGGGAGCTTTACCCGTCAGACACCGAGACGAGCGTAAGCGGTACGACTGTCGGCGGGCTGGTTACGCTTCCGTCCGACTTTGGCGAACTGCGCCGGTTGACCGTCACTGCGTATGGCGCAACGCGAACGCTTGACTACGGCACGCCGGACATGGACTACAGCGGCGGCACTCCACGCTCCTATGCGTTTGAGGGCGGCGCGATTCGCCTGTTCCCTGACGCTGGCGACGGGTACGCATACACGCTGCACTATCGCCCAAAGGTGCCCGCGCTCTCCGACGCTGCAACAACTAACTGGCTTACCGATACCGCGCCTGACCTGTACCTGTACGCGGCTGCGATGGAGGGCGCAAAGTACATCAAGAACGATGGTGAGATTGCGCGCCTTGCAGGAACCTTGCCCGCGCTGTTGGACTCCGTGCGCGGCTACATCAAACGGCGCGCAATGCCGACCCTCTCTGGGCTGCGTGTGCGTCCTAGCGGCGTTATTCGATGACTCCGCTACTTGGCTTTGCCCCGGACCTGGAAAGCCCGACGCCGGGCGTTCTGGTGGACTGTGAGCAGTTCATCCCGTATGAAAGCGGCATGGAGGCGGCACCTAGCGCGCAGTCTGTGACTGGCGTTAGTGCATTGGCGGGGGCATGTATTGGCGCTGCTGTGGTGACGAAGCTAGACGGCACGCGCAGGGTGTTTGCCGGTACGACGACGAATCTTTACGAGCTGGTGTCTACCACTTGGACGGACAGGAGCGCGGCGGCATATGGCGGCGGCTCGGATACGCGCTGGAGCTTTGCGCAGTTCGGAGACGCAACGATAGCGGCGAACCGTGCAGACGCCTTGCAGCGTTCGACTAGCGGCGCATTCGCGGCTATTGCTGGCGCACCGAAGGCGGAGATTGTGTTTACGGTCGGCTCGTTTGTCATGGCGCTAAACACGAATGACGGCGCTGAAAAGCCTAACGGTTGGCACTGCTGCGCTAGTTATGACGACACGAGTTGGACGCCTTCGGTTGCTACGCAGTGCGCCAGAGGCCAGCTAGTTGCCACGCCAGGAAAGATCACGGCGGGCGCTCGGCAAAGCGAATACGCGGTGGCCTTCAAGGCTAAATCGATGTACATCGGGCAGTACGTGGGCGCTCCTAGCGTATGGGATTGGGTGCCCGTCCCAGGTGATGTCGGCTGCGTCGGCAAGGAGGCTGTCGTAGACGTTGACGGCGCTCTGTTCTTTGTCGGTGAGGATCAATTCTGGCTATTTGACGGGACGCGGCCTATCCCCGTTGGCGATCAGGTCCGGCAGTGGTTCACGAATAACGCGGACTCGGCCAACCTCTACAAAACGAAATGCGTCTATGAGAAGTCGCGCAATCGCGTGTGGGTGTTCTACCCATCGGCGGGCGCAACGTCCTGCGATTCGGCGCTTGTCTATCACCTGAAGACAAAGCAGTGGGGCCGGGCGAATCGAAGCATCCAGGCGGCGCTTAACTATGTGTCGTCGGGCTTGGTGATCGACAACCTGAACACGGTGGCTGCAACGATTGACGCGCTGCCAAATATCCCGTTCGATTCCCCGTTCTGGCTGTCTGGCGCTAGGTCAATGGCAGTTTTCAGCACGTCGAACCAGTTGCAGACGATGACGGGTGCGCCGGGTGCTAGTTCGTTCACCACGGGCGATGCTGGCGATGACGACATTGTTACGACGCTGCAGCAAGTGCGATTGCGCTTCGCCGCTGGCCGTGGTCCTACTTCGGCTAGTTGCACTGTGTACCGCAAGATGAATTCCGGCGATACGTTCGATGTCGGCAATACGTCGACCTTGAGCGAAGGCAAGTTCGATGCCTTGCAGTCGGCCCGCTGGCATAGAGCGGTGATCCGCATGACGGGTAGCCCAAGGGTTACGGGCATTCGTCCGCAGTTCGTCGATGGCGGTGCGCGATGAAGGTCAACACGACCCCGCGCATTGCTGGCGATCCGGCGCTAGTCGCAGAGCTTCGCACGCATGCGCTGCAGATCAACGCCATATCTGAGGGACGGTTAGCCGGTTCCTACAACGCGCAGACAGCAGCACCTACGACCGGCACCTATGCGCAAGGCGATTTCATCCGCAACAGCGCACCGGCAGAGCTTGGCAGCGCATCGAGCAAGTACGTGATTTTTGGCTTTTTATGTGTCGCGGCAGGAACGCCGGGGACATGGGTGCAAACGCGCTTTTTGACAGGAAATTGATATGGCAGACGCATGGACTCAACCGTACCAGCAGAACTACTTTCAGCAGGCGCAGACCGTTGGTCAGTCTGGATATACCCCGTTCGGCCAATCGACGCAGGTTGACGCTAATCCGTGGCAGCAGCAGGCATGGCAGAACACGTTTAACCGTGGCATGCAAGGCTCCCCGGAAGTATCGGCGGCGCGCACGCAGATGACGGACACGATCAACGGCGGCGGCTTTCAGTCAAACCCGTATCTGTCCGGCTCTAATCCGTACCTGCAAAGCACGATTGATTCGACCCTTGGGGACATCACCAAGAACTACAACCAGACCGTTAAACCGGCCATGTCCACGGCGCAGGCCCGGTCGGGATCGTTCGGCAATAGCGGCTTGCAGGAAATCCAAGCGGGGCAAGAGCAGAGCCTAGCGCAGGAACTTGGCCGCGCATCGTCAAACCTGCGATTCGGCGACTACCAGCAGCGGGCGCAGATGTACGGGCAGGAGCGCGACCGGCAGATGCAGGCCACGAACAACGCGCCGAACTTTGCGAATGTCGATTACACCGATCTTCAAGCCATGCAACAGGCAGGTAACAGCCTGCAGAACCAGCAGCAGGCGCAGCGCACCGCTGATTATGGGCAGTACACGGACGCTAGAAACTGGCCTTTCCAGACACTGAGCGCATGGGGCGGTGCGATGGGTAACGGCGGCGGGTATGTGCCGCCAGCGGCCAAGGCGAACACTGGCGCGAACGTGGCGGGCGGCGCACTTGCGGGCGCGCAACTTGGCAGCAGCTTCAAAGACTCAAGCGGCGGTAACTATGCCGGATGGGGCGCATTGGCCGGGGGCCTGCTCGGCTTCCTTTAAGGATCAAACATGATGAACAACCCATATTCCGGCGGCTGGCGGTTCGGCGACCGCCCTACCAGCGTCGAGGCTCTGTATCAGGGCAACAGCGGCATTAGCCCCGACTTTCTCAAGCAGGTAGCGGCGCTGGCGCAAGACCCGTCTAAGCAGGGATTGCTTGACCAGGCGGTGACGGCGAAGCCGCTGCAGGGCTTGATTGACGCTCCAGGCTCTACCGGATGGGGTGGCGACAGTCAGCAGGGGCCATCGCAAAGCGCGTCCGATCGTAGCGGCTACAACACGAACTCTGCGCCGGTTTCTGGTGGGCTGTTATCTGCGGCACTCACACCGTTAGGTCTTGGCGCGATTGGCCCGCTTGCTGCGAACGCTATCAACTCCATGACTCGCAACGGATTTGACCCAACGAAGGGCGCGATTACTGATCCGTCGCTTGCGTTTGGTTCTGCAGCTTGGGCTGACGCGGTAAACGCAAACGCAGCGGCAAGGGCTGCGCGTGAGGCGGGTGTTGGTGCGGTGTACGGTGGCCCTGGTGGCGGGTGGGGAAATGACAGTACTGGTGCAACCGGAAGCGCCGGTGATGCGTTTGGCGGCTATGGCGGCTTTGGCGCGGGTGACTACGGCGACGGCACCGACCGATAAGGGGACAACATGGGATTGCTGGACTTCAACATGCCCGACATGAATTCGCCCGAGGGGCAGGGCTTGCTTGCGACGGCGTTTAGCCTGATGCAGGCAAAGAAGATGCCGGGGCAGCGTGGCGCGATCGCTGGCGCATTGGGCGAGGCCGGACAGGCGGGCATGCAGACGCTGAACAGCAGCCGGGATGCTTTGCAGCGGCGCAAGTATCTCGATGCTCAGATGCAGGCGCAGCAGATGCAACTAGAGGCGGCGCAGCGAAAGCGGGCGCAGGACGAGAAAGACGCGTCCATCATGCGCGATATGTTTGCACCGAAGTCGCCACTTGCGGCGCTTCAGGGCGGTGGCGGCCCCACCAATGCGAACGCTGCGCAAATCGGGCAGATGCCAACATTCGACCCGCGCCAGATGCTTGGACGCGGCGCAAGTTTCGATGCGGTTGACCAGGGAATGAAGTTCAATAGTGCGCTGAACCCCGCGCCGAAGTTTATGAACGTGGCACCTGGGGCAAGTGTTCTGAGGCAAGGGTCCGATGGATCACTGACGCCAGCATATACGGCTCCAGACAAGCCAGAGGCTTCTCCAGAATTGACGCGCCTGATTAATCAAATGCAGGCACTACCGGAGGGTTCTCCGTTCCGCAAGTTCTATCAAGACGCAATCAACAAGGCGACCACGCACCAGCCTGGAACTAGCGTGAGCGTAAACACCGGGCAAAAAGGTTTCGACAACACGCTCAAGTTGCGCAGTGACTTCCGGTCCGAACCCATCTACAAGGCGCACGGTGAAGTGCAATCGGCACACGCGCAGATCAGCACATCACTAAGGCAGCAAAGCCCAGCGGGTGATCTTGCTGGCGCAACTAAGTTGATGAAGATTCTTGATCCGGGTTCGGTGGTGCGAGAGTCCGAGTTGGGTATGGCGCTGGCGGCATCTGGAATGCTGGATAGGATAGAGAACTACGCGCAAAACATCATCAAGGGGACGAAGCTCACGCCTACACAGCGCAAGGACTTCCAATCGCTTGCCGATGCGCTGTTTGTTGAGAGCGCAAAGCAGTACAACGCCAAGCGCAGCGAGTACAAAGGCATTGCCGACCGGAACGAACTTAGCGCAGTCGATGTTGTTGGGCCGGAGGCTAACAACGCCAACAAGGGGTGGTCTATCACTCCAGTTCCGGGGAAATAAATGCCGACCTATCGCATTACTGCACCAGACGGGAAAGCGTTTGACGTAACCGCGCCCGATGGAGCTTCGCAAGATCAGGTGTTGGAGTACGCCAAGAGCCAATGGACCAAGGCCGCAGCTACGCCAAAGGAGTCTGCGCCAGTGGAAGACCCCGGAGTTGGGCAATCTATGCTGATTGGTGCCGGTAGAACATTCGACCGCATTGGCAAAGGTATGGAGCAGATTTACTACGGCGCAACCGGGCAGTCCGACAAGCAGGCCGCATTGAAAAAGCAAGCCGAGGATGACAATGGGATTTATGGGCGTCTGCAAGAAAAGCGCCCGTTTGCAACCGGCTTCGGAGAGGCTGCGCCATCCATGATATTGCCCGCTGGTGGGTCTGCGACTTTGATTGGCAATGTCGGGCGCATGATGGCCGCAGGAGCCATCCCGGAGGCGTTGCAATACGGAGACGCGGCAGACCGAATCACGCGAAGTGGAAAGGCTGCGCTGGCGTCCGCTGCCGTTCCTCTTGGGGTTGCCGGGTTCAAGTCTGTAAAGTCGCTTGCCGAACCACTCTATAGCGGCGGTCGGAACGCCATCGCTGGTCGAACGTTGAACCGCGTGGCAGGTGACGATGCAGCCAATGCAATCCAGAAAATGCGTTCTGCGCAGCCGCTTGTACCTGGGTCAATGCCAACTGCCGCGCAGGTTGCGGAAAATGGCGGCATTGCTGCGCTTGAGCGTTCGGCGGCAGCAGCGAACCCAACAGACTATACGGCGCGTGCAATGGAGCAATCTTCTGCGCGCCTGAATGCTTTACGCAAAATTGCCGGTGATGACTCGACTATGGCAGCGGCAGAGACCGCAAGAAAGTCAGCATCAAAGGCGCTGTATGGTCAGGCTGATGTCGGGATGGCACCTGTTGATGGATATTTCAACAGCCTGCAAATGCGACCGCAATTTAAGGCGGCGGTTGATAGGGCGCAGCGTCTTGCGAAGAACAACGGTCTAGACGACATCTTCTTCCGAGACAAAGATGGAAAGCCGCTTGCGATCATCGGCGAGGGCGCACACTACATCAAAAAGGCTCTTGACGATTTTGCCGATGCTGGATCGGACGCCTATATGGGCAAGTCGTCCGCATCTGCCGCATCAAAAACTAACGATCTTTTCCAAGAGTGGCTTAGTACAAGCATCCCGGAATATGGGGCTGCGAAAGCGGCATATGCGGCGAAGTCTGTGCCAATCAATCAGATGCAGGTTGGACGCGCATTGATGGACAAGGCCCAGCCAGCATTGGCAGATTTCGGCGCTCTCGGGCGAGAGACTGGCGCGGCATTCGGCACGGCGATGCGAAACGCTGACCAGGTGGCCGCTAAAGCGACCGGGATGAAGGGCGCGACGATGGCTAATGTTCTAGACCCGGCTCAGCTTCAGTCGGTCCAGAACGTCGCTAAGGATTTGGCACGCAAGGCGAATGCGCAAGACTTGGGTCGCGGCATTGGTTCCGACACGTTCCAGAAACTGAGCATGCAAAACATCGCGGAGCAATCCGGGATGCCCAAAATGGTCGGCGGGTTGCTGGACTTTCCTGGCGTTTCGAGGGCGACAGGATGGATATATAGAGACTCTGACGCTCAGATGCAGAAGCTGCTGTCCGATGTTTTGCTCGACCCCGCAAAGGCTGCGGAAGTCATGCAGAAGGCTACTCCAAAGCAGCTTGCAAAAGACCCGGCATTGCGTCAACTACTTGAGCAATCGGTCATCCGTGGCGGCGGTTTGCTTGGCACTACGTACCTTGCGCAACCATAACCAGAACTTGTTTTCCAGTACCTGAACGCCTAGCCAAAACAGCGGGCCGATTACGCCGACGACAAGGGCAAGGGCAACAGCTTTTTCCCAATTCATCCCTCAATCCTAACCGCCTTCGGGCGGTTTTGTCATTTCTGGAGCCTAAATGGCCGCACCGACCTTAATTACAGACCTTTCGCAGACCCCAGGCAGCAATGGGCCGGATGGCGCAAGCACCTCGCCATCGGAGCTTGACGACTACCAGCGGGCGCATGCCTCATTCATTGCCCAACTGCGCGACGGCAAGGGGCATGCCGCTACGTCTTCGGTTGCCTCTGCCACTACGACAGACATCGGCGCAGTAAATAGCCTTACCGTTGAGATTACGGGCACCACGTCAATCACCAGCCTTGGGGCTACGTACAGCGGGCCGCGATTGCTGCGCTTTGCTGGTGTATTGACGCTCACGCACAGCGCAAGCCTGAACCTTCCCGGTGCGGCAAACATCGTGACGGCTGCGGGCGATACCTGCCTAGCGGCTCCCAATCTGGCGGCTAACGGGTGGAATGTCATCGCTTACACGCGCAACTCTGCTTTGCCGGTTTATCCGGGGTCCAACTCCACCATAACGTCGCTTTCAGGATTGACTACCCCGCTATCTGTAGCGCAGGGCGGCACAGGACTGGCCGTTGCTGGTACGACATTCTCTGCGTATCTTTCAGCATCTGGCGGCTCTGTATCGAATGCAACTTTCACGAAGGCGCTGTTTGATACGGAAATTTGGGACGCGAACGGAGAATTCGCATCGAGCAGATTTACCGCAACAGTGCCTGGGTACTACCAAATAAACGCGGCGATGCAACTGTCTGCTCCTGCCCCCGGATTTCTGTCCATCTACAAAAATGGGTCTGAGTACAAGCGCGGCGCTTGGCCTTCCGCTACTGGCGGCGCACAAGACTTTGCTGTTGCTGGACAGATCAAATTGGCGGCGGCTGACTATGTGGAGATATACATCTTCCAATCCAGTGGTGGCGCTTTAACGCCGCAAGGCGTGTCAACAGTGACATGGTTCGATGGTCACTTCGTTAGGGGGCTTTGATGCTGATTGACAAACTGCGTGCCCTTGCGCCCGCTCTGACGGATGCCGATTTCTCAAGCCTTGTCGTGCTGCAAGACGATGGAAGCGGCCCCTACATTGCGAAGTGGAATCACCCCACGATTGCGCGCCCGAGCGATGCAGAGATTGCCGCTGCTGTAGATGCGCCAGCAGAGCCGCGACAGTTCACCCCGCTGGATTTCCTCGACCTGTTCACGCAAGACGAGCAACTTGCGGTTGTCCTGGCGGGCATGCAGAACGCGGCTGTAAAGCTCTGGTACGACCGCGCACTCGCAGCGCAGTACATCAGCATTGCGGACCCACGCACTGAGGGCGGGCTGTCTGCGCTGGTGGCCGGTGGGCTGCTTACTGCGGAGCGCAAAGCGGAGATTGTCGGGGCGATGTTATGAAGGCGGCGCTGATCATCGCTGCTTGGGCTGTCATTCACCTTTGGCTGCTGTGGTATCTGTACATCTTGGTTATGGGGCTGTACCGGGCGAACCTCGATAACCGGCTGACGAAGTTCACGAAGCTGATGGCGCTGCCTGCGCTGGTGGTCGGGTTCGTGCTTGATTGGCTGGCTAACTGGACGGTGGCTACGGTTGTTTTTGGTGAGCCGCCAGAAAGCCCCCTCGAATTGGTAACGGCGAGGCTTACCCGCTATCTGTCCGACCCAAGTACGCGGCGATTCCGCGTTGTACGTGCCCAGTGGCTTTGCGAAAACCTGCTGGACTTCTTTGATCCTCGCGGCGCGCATTGCAGGTGATTTCATGGGAATAGAACAATCATTTCTTGCCATTCTTGGCCTTGCCTGCGGCGTCCTTGGCTGGTTCGCCCGTGAGTTGTACAACGCCACGCAAAGCCTGCGCAAAGACATGTCCGCGCTCGAGGTGAAGCTATCGGCGGACTATGTGAGATATGACCGATTACAGGACGCCATGAAGCCGATCATGGAAAGCCTGCACGAAATCAAAAGCGCGCTGCAAAACAAAGCCGACAAGTGACATTCTGGCAGCGGCTGCGTCGGTTCTTCGGCGCGGACCCGCTGGACGTAGAGGAGGGCTGGAGCGACAGCTTTCCCCATTCTGAGCCTCGCCCGTCAGACTTTGATTGCCCCGACACGCAGCCGACATCACCCGGCCTGCTAGACACATTACCCGGAAGATTGGAATAAGCATGGGACTGCTTGCAGATATTTTCAGCTACGGCGACGGATTGAAGCGCAAGGTAAACGGCTTGCTGCAAGACCCTGCGGGGACCGTCAATCTAGGCGCTACTCGCATGGCAGAGGACCAGAACAGCCTGCTTGCGCTGATGGACCAAGCCGGATATACGCCGGGCAGCAAGTCGGTGCTACAGACTCCGCAAGGCCAGCAGCAGGCGCGCAATTCACTTGCGGACAAGGCGATGCAGACTTACGGCGGCTTGCTTGGCGCTACGGTGTGGCACGGTAGTCCGCACAAGTTCGACAAGTTTGATCTTAACGCACAAAGAACGACGGGCGGGAACTTTAACAAATATGGGGTTTCCGTTTCAGAGCAACCAAGCGTTGCGCAAAGGTACGCAGACGATTTTGGCGGTCCAAACGGAAGCATATACAAGGTTGAATCAAGCACAGCCAAACCGATGGACCTGTCGGCGGGGGAGTTCCATAAGTTGCAAGCCCTTACGGGTGCAGTAGACCATGCCAAGAAAACCGGGCGGTCACTTGCTGAGTCTCAATCAATCGACCTTGAAATGTTGATGAAAAAACACGGCATTGCTTGGCGTGAAGGCGATCACCCGATAGACGCAATTAAGCGGGCTGGCTACGACTCTATACGCGGCGCTGGCTTTCCATCGCGCAGCGGTCTTGCCGAGCAGGAATCGCTAATTTTCGATCCCAGCTTGCTGCAAATCCTAGAGCGCAACGGACAGCCCATCAAGTAGCCCATAGGCTACACGCCACCCGTGGCGCACGCTGTGAGGCGCGGACTCCGGGCCATCACTCTCCATCAATATTTCAGATGGCCGACTGGTTTATCCGAATCGTCCGCAAGGTGATTATATGAAGATTGAATTTATCGACGGTGCAGGAAAGCGCCTGACAGACGGCAGTTCCATCGCTCTTGCAGTGCTGACCGTAGTTCCGACCTTCATTGCCATGCTGCCCGATAGCGGCCCGCTGACGCTCAAGGATGGCGCGTTGCTGGTGGTGGCTGTCCTGGGGTGGGCGTTCAAGTTCATCCGGGTAGTGCCATGATCCAGAACATGAAGGCGTTTCTTGACGCCATCGCATACGCAGAGGGGACAAGCAATCACCCGCTGACCAAGAATAACGGCTATGACGTGATCGTGACCGGCGTTGACGGGCCGGAAATCTTCACCGACTACAGCGCGCACCCATTCGCCAATGGCCGCAAGCCGAAGGACATCAACGGGCGCGGGCTGTTCAGCACGGCAAGCGGGCGTTATCAATTCATGCGCAAGGACTGGCTGCACTACAAGAGCGGGCTAAACCTGCCCGACTTCGGCCCCGAGTCGCAGGACAAATGGGCGATACAGCTTATCAAGGAGCGGCGCGCAATCCCCGACATCGAGGCGGGCAACTTCGTCAAAGCTATCGGCAAGGTGTCGAACCTGTGGGCAAGCTTGCCGGGGGCAAATTATCCGGGGCAGCCGATGCGATCTATAGCGCGACTTGAAGATGTTTATGAAGATGCTGGCGGTAAATTTTCATGAGAAATCCGCTTTTGTATGGGCGTTGTAAAAGCGCGCTCCACGGACCATCCATGTCTGAACCTCTCAATCAGAGCGTTCTTTTTCATCCCCAGTTCCCTCGCCCATTGAGAGACGGTAAACGTTTGTCCGTTAAACGTGATCAATGTATTGCTTCGACGGTTGTTATTTTGGTCAACCGCCGTTGCCCACCGGCAATTTTCGGGAGAGTACCCGGCGTCGTTGTTAATTCTGTCCAAGGACATGCCGTCCGGCCTGTCTCCCATGTCGGACAAGAAATTCTCAAATTCCATCCATCGTTGGCAAACATTTATTCCTCGACCGCCGTACCCGGCGTAGTTCCTATGGTCAGGATTCAGGCACCGCTTTTTCATTGCGGCCCACGCTTGATAGGTCGGCGTTTCTCGCCCATCGGCGGCATGACCATGCCGAGTATTCCGGATGCTGTTTTGGCAATGGCAAGTCTTGATATATCCAGTTCGGACATGGGAGACAAGGCGCTCCCTCTCCTCGCCACAAAAGGCACAACTAAAAAGCCCTTTCATGTTCCCGTTGAAGTTAACGGTATAGCGAAGAAAAGTGAAGTTCCAGAACTTTGTCCCAGGCTCAACAAATTTGGATTTAGGCATACCAGTCATACACGCATTATGGCATTTATGGGCAATACTGGGGCAGGGTACGGACAACCCGAGCGCAAGCTGGCGGCGCTGGAAAAAGCCTATGCGCAGGCTGGAGGAACTTTTGCATGACTGAAATTGAACAACTGCGCGAGGAAGTTGCGAAATTGCGGGAACGTGTCGCTGTGCTGGAGGCGCGCCCCGCATATTTTCAAGCTCCGCAATATATCCCGCCGCAGCCATCATGTCCCCCATTCACGGTTACTTGCGACGGCAGAACGGCACCCACATATGGATCGGGGGTGATGTGTACGTCTATGTAGCCATCGCCCTAGCCGCTGCAATCGCGTCCGGCACTGCCGTATGGAACGTGCAGAACTGGCGCTTCGATAGCCAACGCCTAGCGGCCGCAGAACAGGTGCGCGAAGTCGAGAAATTCAGACGACAAGCTGCCAACAAGGGCGCTACTGCCCACGAAGCCGACAAGGTACGGATACGCACCGAGTTTGTGCCAATCACGAAGGAGGTCGAGAAAATCGTTGAGCGCCCTGTTTACAAAAACATATGCCTAGACGCGGATGGATTGGCTGTTTTGCAGCAGGCTATTTCTTCGGCAAACGGCCATGATAAGTAGCCTCGTCAACAGACAACCCGCGTCTAAATCTGTTGTACAGGGTTTGCTCCGGCACGCCGCACGCCTCCGACAGGTCTTTGATGACAAGTTTCCTCCCCATGTATTCGTAAAAGACATTCGTTCGTCTATTTCGTGCCTGCTGATGATAGGTGGCCCACATACAGTTCTCCGGCTCATATCCGCCATCAACATTCTTGCGGTCGAGGGTGTGGAATTGATCTGGAGGATGACCCATGTCAGACAAGAATGCTTCGTACTTTTTCCATCTTTCGCAAACGGAAATGCCGCGCCCTCCGTAGTTGTGGAACGACTTGTGCGTAGCGAGATTACAGCGATCCAACATCCCGCGCCACACATTCCAAGAATGAGTCCCAGTTCCTCCGTGAATTGTGGTCCGCGCTCTGGAGATTTCTCGTCTCAAGCAGCCGCAAGACAAAGCGCCACCTTTTTTCAAGTTGCTTCCGGTGGAAACCGTTTCTTTCCCGCACTCACACAAGCAGCGCCACATGGATGCGTGACGAGACGTTACGTGGTCGAGTTTTTGCACCGTTAATCTGCCAAAAACGCGCCCGACCAAATCACTTCTTGGACGACCCATAAATGAATTCTCCATCAAAAGTATCGTTTATTATAGTCGCAATATGGCTCTCCGGCTGCACGCCATCAATGCCGCTGTCGCCCGAGCAAACGGAGATCCCGGCGAACCTGGCAACACCGTGCCCAAAGCTGCAGCCCCCAAGTGACGGCACATCGGCGGCGGTGCTGAAATGGATTGTCGAGGCGATACGGGAATCGGGCGAGTGCCGGTCACGCCATCAGAGACTGGTCCAGTCATGGCCGAAGCCATCGCAGCCCTGAAGGCCATGCGCGACCGGTACAAGGCGCAAGGGAAGATGGTGCAGGCCCGGA